TCAGCATACGTGCTGTCTTCTTTTGCCTTTTTTTGGATGTCCAATATGACTTTGTTATTGAAAGCTTTGGATAGTGTCATGTAGTAGTCATCAGCAAATACATTGCCGCAATCTCACTCATGTGTTGGATGCTCGTGTGCTTGTATGTCTTCTACCTTGTCATCAGCTGCTGGCATATCTTTTTTTGTAGCATCAGCAACTGGCATGTTTGGATCTACTACAGTGTCATCCTCTGCATCACCTCACACATCGTTTGGATCATCAGTTGTTGCTTCATCTTTTGGTGGCAATCCCAACTGCTCACGGACTACACGTTGCAACTCCTCATCAGGATCGATCACACCTGCTGTGATAAGCTGTGCAAGTGTTGTACTAAATGCAGCCATATCTTTACCACCCAACGACTCAAATCTAAGTTTTGGAAATCTATCGGTATTGAAATTAAACCCAACCAATTCAGGTATAAGGTATCTGTTGAGATTGTTTTGTATGATCTTGGCGTATGATGCAATGGCATTCAAAAACATGTCTGTTTGGCTTTCACCAAGCGCACGAGATCAGCTTTCAGTATTTCATAGCTCGATAAATTGTGCGAGTACCGTCTTTGTGATCTCACGCATATGATATTTGATAGACTCTTGCATGTTTGTTGTGTCACCTGCTTTGAGATCAGCAAACGCAAAATCCCAACCGCTCTCTTTTGGTCATGGCATCACAACACCTGACTGCTCATTGGCTTTGAAGTTTTTGACGATTGTGAGTGCTGCATCTTTATCCTCTGTTGTTGCGTTCTTTGGTAGATATATTACAGGCACACCAACACCCTGCTTTTGGTGTTTGATGGCATCAAATTTTTCGAGGTTTTGTTTGATAAACCAGTGCTTGTATGCTGGTCTTAATACTGACACACCTTGATAGTTGTCACCCTCTTGGTTCACAACAAACAAGATCAGCTTATCTCATGGTATGCTCACCAAAAAATCACCATCATTTGGTCATCCTACAACAGGTGTATCAAGCTGCTGCTGTATTCATGGTGTGCCACCCTCTGTGATCCAATACTCGACTGTCTTTTGTGATCTAAACGCAAGCTTTTTCAATAATATCTGGTTGTCTTTGATGTAGTATACTTTCTCAAACACAGAAAAACCAAAGGCCAAAAATGTCAAACACTCTTGCAAGAATTGATCCCATGTTGTGTCCATTTTCTCAAACAATGCTTTTTCCACAAAGTTTGCTATCTCTCGATCTATGGCTTGTGCAACACCATTGTCATCTGTTGCTGGCTCTACATATCGTTTTGCTGATCTGATCGGTAGACTACATGCAAGCAATAATGATGATACGCTTGCATCTGACTTTCTCATTTCATCAAACTTTTTTATTCCTTTGAGTCCTGATAGATCACGATTATATTCCTCATTGATAATACCACCTCGTATGTCTGTACCGGATCCACCATATGATTGCTGCATATCACCAAGCGACAAAGGCGCATCAACTTTATCACTCTCTGGACTGATCTGTGATGTTGCTTGTCCTTTCGTTTTCTTTGTATCTGCCATAGTGTAGCGTTGGTACTAAAATTGTGTATCTAGGAAATTTCACAACTCGTTTTTATCTCATCAGCGACGATTATCTAGGTTATCAATTGCACTCTTTTGCTGCATTGCAACGTTCATGGTCTGCACATCAGTGAAGCTTGTATTGATTTCACAAAGTTCTGCAAGTCAATATCTCAATGCATCTGGTGCGTGGTCTTCGCCTGACGTATCCACATCCTCGACATTGGTTTTGTCGTGTATAAGTGTTGGCAAAGTCCTGATCAGGTTTTCACAATTTTCACATATAAACAAACGCGGCTTTTTTTGTCATGGATTATTGGGATCGTTTTGTGGTGTCAATAATTCTCTGATCGTATTCCATCATGCAATACGTGCGTTGTTTGCTGACTCTATATATAATCATAGCTTTGCGAACTCTTGTGCAAGTGATGTTTCGTCTGACTCTGACTTTTTGTTGACTGCTGCTGGATCTCATCACAACCAATTGAAAGTTTCGCCCTCTGTGGTGAGTGCCTTTATGTGTATACCTAGATTGCGGTATGTGAGTCATGTCTTGTATAGTTCTCTGTACACTATGTAATCGCCTTGTGTGGTTTCAGCCATCCATAAACAACAGGATGGGTTGGTGTATCAATAATCTAATACACGTATACGCCTTTTGACGTTCTGTGGTATCTGTGGTGGTATGACGTGTATGTGTCTATCAAACATAGAGAAATATTGGCCAGCAAATATATCTCGGTTACCCTCGAGGTATGCTTTACGTCGTTTGTCGTCCAATGATTGCAATCTCTGTAGGTATCATGGATCGTTTTTCATCAGGACTTGATTGTCGTATATAGTCGCAGGTACAAATCAGTAGTCACTGGCTTTTTCGGTTCTCTCATATTGCCTATCGATAAACAAACGCTTGACTCGAGCGTGTCCGATCCCTCATGGGTTTGCTGATGAGAAAAAATTTGGATTGTAGTTTTTTTTCTGTGTACGCATCGATGTCATCAGGATACGCCATCGCTCATACTTCCACTGTGTTAGCTCCTCGATACCTATCCGATCATACTCGATACCCTGATACCTATATATATCGTTTTCTGTTTGGCAAAATCAAAGCTGGATGGTGGATCAATTTGCAAACGTAAGCAAATGCTTTGATATATTATAATCAAACATACCTTTTGGCAACTCTTGCCTTAGTGGCAATAAGAAGTTACCCTCAACCTCTGGAAATGTACGCCTTAGCACAAGACCTTTCATCATCGGAGCAGATAAGGTTTCACGCACTGCCTTTCAACGGAACGCATGGCTTTTGCCTCATCATTTTGCACCGCCTATCATTTGGTACATATTGTGTAACGACAAAAACTCCAGCTGCTTTGGTTGGAGCGTATTGTATAATGATATATTTTGATCTACTCCTGTCATTGATCGTTATTACCAGCTTTGATATGTGGTGATGGCGGCATACCAAATGTGACGTTTATGTTTCAGGATCCTGCAACGTCCAGCTTATCTCTATATTCAGGATCACGTCTTTTGAGGAACTCAATCGATGCCTGCACTGATTTTTTCTCTTTCATATTATAATGCAGCGTACTCTTTGCCAGTAAACGCATTTCGTGGCGCACTCTATCTATCAATTCTTGTATGGTATATTTATTGCTATTGTGACGTTTTGTGCCATCTGCCATTTCCTCGATGTATTGGTACAATACCTTGTATTTTTTTGATTTCCAATATTGATAAGTAGTTCGAGGAACGTTAGCATATTCACAAGCATCTCTCTCTGTACCATCAAACTTGACAAAATTTACAATCTTTCGTACTGTATGTTCGTCAAATTTAGAGTTTTTGTGGTTCTGTCATCTATTGTAATCCTTTTTTGATGGCTTCCTTTTTTTCTTTACTGGTTCAGGTGCTTTCGTCTTAGTCTTTGTTTTTCTTTTCTCGACCATCTATTATTTGTTTTATAGATAAATCTTTATCGTTTAGACACACGATCTCCTTTTCTCCATTTGTGTAGTAGTGGTATCTGGCTATTATGGTCTGCACAAAAAACGGATCCAGCTCTATTCAGTAGCAAACCCTTTGCAGTTTCTCACAAGCTATCATAGTTGCTCATGATCATTGGAAAAAATCAACAACAATATCACCCATCTTTGATGAGTTTGTCAATGCCACCTGTATCAGCTGCACAGGTTTCTGGGTTGGGTGTACGTACTCGGACATCTTGTCACGTCAAATGGATCGGACTGTGGTCATTCATTCCGACTCTGCTTTCCTTGTGTGCTTGATTATGTTTAGGATTTCTTTGTCTGTTTTGTCTTTGTGTATATCTATTATGGTTGTGTGTGTCCTGTCACCATAAAACTTGATCTCTTTGCTTTTGATACCGCAATAAAAGAACGGCTCGTGCTTTCGTCTGTAATCCGACCATCCCATTGCTGCTGTTGGTTTGTTTCGTATGAGCTGGTTCTTGATCTCAAATCAATTTTTTTCAATATATTTTTGGAACTGCGCTTGCGTACTTGTGCTGTGGAAGACATACGCCCCCCCCCCTGCTTTGAGTACCTTTGCATAGTTTGCAAATGTCTTGTCTAGGAAAGTGTCGAACTCTTGGAAAGACATATTATCGTTTTCGATCGTGCGGCTTGTTTTCTTGCCAGTTCATTTGTAGTTGACGTTGTATGGTGGATCGGTGAAGATGAGATCTGCGGTCACCTCTCACATCAGGGTTTTTACGTCTGCTGGATCTGTAGAGTCACCACAGAGCAAATAATGGGATCCAAGACGAAACATGTGGCCTTTCCTTACGATAACGTCTTCAGCTGCAATGGATGGCACATCGTCCTCTTTTTCTTCCTTATCGTCATCAGCTTCCAATCACCAGCCGACAAACATGTCAAAAAGTTCAGGATCACCAAGCTCGGTCAATTCTATTTTGAGGGATTGTTTATCATATTTGGCAAAATCTCCGATCCTGTTGTCTATGATACGGAGTTTCTTTATCTGTTTGTCTGTGAGCCAGTCCACCACAATACATGGCACCTCCTGCATCAATAGCTTTTTTGCTGCGAGATGACGACCGTGTCATGCGATGATGATATTGTTTTTGTCTACCAATATAGGGTTGGCAAAACCCATCTCCGAGATACTGTTGCAGATCATGTCTATCTGCTTCTCGTCATGTACCTTATTGTTAAATTCGTACTGTATCAGATCGTTTGTTGATTTGTACACGATCTGGTGTGCGTTTTTAGTTTCCACCATAGATATATTTTCACAAAATAAATTTTTACATAGCAAGGCATGCGTATTGATACTATGTTTTGTATAATGGTTATGGACTGTTTGTCAAATAGAAAAAGCACACGATGTACATAATCATGTACGGTCATGTGCTTTCCAACAACCTATGGTCAACGTGGTACCCAACAACCACGTGGATGTTATATATTATTTTGCAGTTCTTGCAAGATGTTTTGTGTCATTCTTACTGGATGTCTTCCAGCTACTCCAACAGCACGCTTATCTTTATCCAACATATTCAAAGATAATACGTGTGTAACATAGCTGTGTAATGCCACAACTTGTTTTTGATCAAATTCGACAAATTCCAATATCGATGCCAATTGCTCTTTTTCTTTTTCAACTGCTTCGTATTCATCAGTGATTGTTTTGAGCTGGATCTCGTTAGCTCATTTTTTGAGTTGGTTTTGATATGTTACCTCCAACACATCAGTCCTTTGTTTGAGTTGTGCAAATTTTAGATCGTAGTCAATAGGTAGTTGCTCAAACTTTGCAAAAAGCTCATTGACTGTAGTTAGTTGATCATAGTTTGTGCAAAACACATGCGATAGGATTGTGTACAAGAATTTCCAGCATTCTTGATTGAGTGCGATTTTTACTGTGTTGCTCATTATATTTTTTACATTACAAGTATAAAACAATTTTTTACAATCAAGGCACAAATTTATCTGCTGCGATCAATTCCCGCTCTACCAGCTTTGTGTGTAGCTGTTTACTAGAGCATACGACACAAAACAAACCGCCAGCATCTTGGATCTTGTCTTGCTGATCTTTTTGGTTCACAGATCTGACATCAAACTTTTTACCCTCAAATCTTTTTTCTTGCTCTCTATGTCGTTTCCTAACTTCGGTTTCATCTTTTTTTACTTCGATGCCAACAAACCTACCGGCTATGCAAGCAAGTATGTCTGGTGTGCCAGCCTCTGCAAGTCTTATGATACGCCATGTGCCATTGTGATTTGGTATCTTTACCTGTCCTGATTGGACTCTGGCACATCGTCAACCGATAACATTTATATATCGGATGATCGACTCTCTGACTTGCGTTTCTTTTACATTTACAACCATATGTTTTTTACGAAGTGAGTATGTCTGTTATTGCATGCCCTTTGATGTTGTTGTATACACGCCCATTGTGTTCGCTGTACTTGATCGTGTACTCGATCTCCACTACAGATCACTCTTGGAGATTGTCAAGCAATTCTACCTTTTGCCCCAAGAAATCTATCATCATGCTATTTGCAGGATCACGTCCATGCTCGGTTACAAGCACTGATCTTTTTGGCCTATCAGTTTGTCACACATATTGCAAGTCCAGTACCCTGTCAATTGTACATAATAGTTTCATGGAGTATTTGTTTTTATGATAAAGTCTGACTCTGTATATGTAGTTTGCATCTGTTTTCAAGGCAAACTGACTTGATACATTTTGCATTTGTGGCCAGACTTGTTTGCTTCTCGATCGCAACCATACCATGATAGGTATCAGCCGCTGTTTGTGTACTTTGGATTTTGTAGTGTAGTGTCCTGTTTGCTAATCGTATAGACTCACACAGTTAGCAATAGCATAAAAAATACAGCAATCAATTTTTGTTTGGACATGTGTTTTTATCGATGTGTTTATTGATAAATGATCTCAAAGTTATCTGCTCGCTTCATCCTGTATTTGTATCATACGAGTTGCCTCTCGATTGCACCGCCTGCAATCCATCACTGATATTGCTCTCGGCATTTGTCGATCTGGCGATTTGGATTTGCAAACTCTTTGCTTGCTTTCCACTCTTTCCAAAAGTTTGTCCATTGGCATAATCCATCCTCTCCACCAGCGCCTTGTGCTTTCCAGTTTCGTTTTGACTCATGTGTGATGGTCAAGATGAAGTCCATATCGCCACTGCTGATGTCATATGCATATTGTACCAGATCATTGTTGCCATTACATACACCATGACAAATGATCTTTGGCTTTTTTGGTATCCCTAGATGCTCACCAGTTTGTGTGATTGTGCCAGTAGCTGCAACAATGCCTGTCTGTGTAATTGCTTGTTGATCTGGTGTTGATGGTTGCTGTAGGTATGCGTGTACTTGTAATGCTGCAAGCACTCCAAGAAATGATCATGCAAAGTTTTTCACAAAGTTCATACCGTAGTGGTATAATAAAGATTTGCCAGTTGTTTATGGCGTAGCGATCGAACGCACGAGTATTGTATGGTGTACTTGTATTGGTTTTTGATGGTTATGCAACTGGTGGAGCTATTGGCGAGATTGGTAGCCAAGGACATAGTAGTTTCCTGATGATCCAAGGTTTGAGTGTACCGCAGTATGGGAGATATTCCCTTACTTTGATCCAGTGAAGTGTGAAGTCTGGGAGATCGTGGTAGACATATCAGAATTTGATGTATGGTACTGATGTGTCTTTGACGTATATTGCTTTGTTGTGTCTGGTGTAGACTTGGCCGATTTTTATTTGCATGTGCTTCCATAAAAATAAAACTATAATTCCTCACTTGCTTTGATCCGCTCCAATAGCTCTTTGATTGCCAGTTGATCATGTTTTGATACTTCAAGATCAGGATCGTTGAGGTATCTTGTGATCAAAATTGATATTTCGTCCATGATCCTGTCCTGTGATATAACATCCCCATTTTTAGGCACGCCTATGTTTATAGGTTTTGCTTCCAGTTCTTCGATGTACTCAAATACATGCGCCATCGCATCAGGTCAAACATTGATGTCATTGTCATACAGTGTTTTTATAGCATCAATTATTTTTTTTGACATTGTGCATCACCAGATAAATTTTTATGTACATACTCTATCGCCTGTGCAAGTATAGTCTTGTCCAACAATACCCGCTCTATGATCCCAGCTTGTGATAGTGCATGCAGTATGCAGGTTACTATTGCAACATTGACTTTGCACTCTTGTGCGATCCGATGAGCTGTTGGTTGTTTGCTTTCAGGTCGTTTTTCTTTGTGCATGTTGTATGCATCTATGATTTTTTTGATTGGATATTGGCGGTGCTTCATGGTTATGTTGTAGGTAGTAAATCGTATACATATTTGATACATTCTTCGCTTTGTTGGTCGATTGGGAGACGGCTATTTAGCCAAAGAGTTCTACCAACAAGCAATGTCCTATTACCTATGGCTTCTCAAAAAGTGTCATATACTTCTGGTACTACATTGCATTCTATTTTGTTTTCATACATCCAATCTAATACATCACCTATCATTACTGGGTGTCAGATTATTTCCAATCCGTCCTTTGGTACTCATACATCCGACATTATATCATCCATGCTTCGTTTATAGCAAGCATACACATGTGTCTTTACAGGGTATCATCATCAAAGAACAATACAGTTTCATCGTAAAGCAACCTTTTCATGTCTTATTAAACACCCAAAACTAAGTGTCTTGTCTGCTATAACTTCATATATCTTTGTTATCATTTCTTGTTTTGTTGGCATCTGTTATTTAGTAGATATAAATCAGTGTATAGCTCAGGTGGCTAGAAGTGCTAGGATTGGTTTCATTTGGTTTCTAAAATAAAGATGGAGTAATACACTCTAGGCGTTTGTTTATTATTTCTATATACTTGGGTTCTTTCTCTATGAGGATATAATTACGACCTAGTTCTTTACAAGCTACTCAGGTTGTGCCTGAACCCGAAAAACAATCTAATATGGTCATTCATTTTTTACTATAATTTTCTAATATCCATCTGAAAAGAGGGACTGGTTTTTGGGTTGGGTGGTATCTTGTTTCTTTTGCATCCATTTGCTCTTGTAACATTCAATTCCATCTCCGAGTATACTTTCTAACAGCAGTATCAAAATTAGTCCAAGCTAATTCACAGTCAGCAAAATTTCCACTATTATCCTTATCCCAAACTATTCGACATGAGCTGTTATGTAAGTACTCTACAAAATAATTTCATCAAAATATAATAGCGTTCTTTGATATGCGAACCATTTCATCAAAATATTCTTTATGGGGTATATTGGTATCTCGATTATTGAAATCTCCATAGTCTTTAGATTGTCACAAATTATTTCATCCAACCTTTCCTTTTATCCCTATCCCATATGGAGGGTCTGTAAGTACCAAGTCTATACACTTGTCAGGCAAAGTTTTCATTACCTCCAAACAATCTCCCTGTATTACTGTGTTTTTGATAGATTCTATGTCTAGCATCCTTATTTGTCCTTAGAGAGTAAAGAGTTGTTTGCATATATACTTGTTTTGTTGGTGTCATCGATCCTTGCTCTATATAAAACTATGCGCTCTTAAACTTAAACTTGTCTTTGCACCTTTGGTATATTCATGGTGCAGTCTTTGTGTCGATGATCATAGGTTGCTTGTCAACCAGATCCTTGTAAATGTGTTTTTGTAGCTTTGGTGCGTATACCTCCTCTGCAACATACATCAGCTTTTGTGACTTGCCTTGTGTGTCCTCGTAATACTTGACTCGTACGATCACCACATCATTTGATCAGTGGTTTGCTCTTGTTTGGAGATCCACTATTGCTTGTGCCTTGTACATTTCATGTGTCTTTTGTTTGTCCTCTTTGATCTTTGATAGTATTTCTTTTTCAAATAATTCCTTTGTCATCCAGTAGATCTCATCTTTGTCTGATGCTTTGGCTGCATAGAACCTATAAATGTTGATGTTCAGTGTCGAACTCCATCTCTGATCTCTGCAATTCTCCAAATATAGATCATAGCCCGCCTCCGCTACTTCTTGTAGTGCTTGCATGCTCTTGGATAGCTGATCACGTGTTGGTTGCGCCATCGATACTGGTGTTAGTGTTTGGATTGTTGTTGTCATTGTCGTCCATAGTTATTGGAGTAAAAGGTTTGAGTGGTTTATTTATATGCTTGTGGTGTTTGATATACAGTGGTCAACGGTATTCGTCTTGCCAGCGTTGTTGGTTTAGCCATGTCGTGGCATGTGCTATATATTCCTTTTTGGTAGCTAATGCCTTTATTTCATCAATGTAGTATTCTAATCATTGCATGATCTTGTCATGCATAGCTTGTTGATCTTTTTTTCAGATAACTTTGATATATGACTCACGTGCTTTGCCTGTTGCTTTTTTATTTGGGTATGCATCCCAAAACAAATCAAATCAAATTTTGAGGTCAAAGACACTACTATCTGTTATTTCTTTTTTATTTTCTTTTTTACTATTTGTATTCTTATCTATGTCCTCCGAATTTTGTAGCACTTGTCCTTCAAATTCTGTAGCACTGGTGCTTCATATATTGTAGCACTTGTCCTTCAAAAATTGAAGCACTGGAAGATCCTCGATAGTATAATGGTATTTCGCCGGCATGCCTGCTTTTTTGACAGTAACAAATCATTGTTTTATAAGCATTTTTAGTGCAGATCTTTGATCATATGTACTAATCCCAATCTCATCTTGCATTTGTGTCTGTGAGAAAAAGAAAGTCTTTTGTCAAAATCTCTCTCTTTGTCTGATCAACTCTCCAAAATATCATGCTGTTAAAAATCATAGTTCTTTTGCCAAAAACTTGTTGACTGGTGTGTATGCATCTGATGATAGTAGTTGTGCAAGCATTGAAATTTTTGGCAATAAAAAAACGGTGGGAACACAAGGCATTGCAAGCCTATACCGACCACCGTTTCTTTTTTTGCAATTTTAGTGTAATTACGGTGATCACAGTTTTGTGTGCTTTGTACAGATAACCTTACCATAGAGTAAATCAACCACATTTTTCAAATACATTTGACTTTTTCTATTTTCTAATCATGGTATTTCTTGGCTCGATCTTTTTCTGATGTGCAGATATAAGTGAGGAAGTCTACAAACGCTATGACTGCTGGGATAAATGTCCAACAAAACAACAAGAATAATACGCCTGATCTAGTTTCTCCAAGATAAAATCTGTGTATGCCAATCCCTCAAAGGAAAAAGGCGAGTAGTGCGGCTGTGCTTTTTGATTTCATGATCGTAAGTATGTAATATAAAAGACTACTTTTTTTTATCAACTTTGATGTATATCCATATCATCAGTAGCACACAAGATACTCTAGCTGCCATATATAGCCATCAGTTCGTATAATCTACAAACTCCTGATAGAATATGCTCGTGACGTATATTGTCGATAGCACCTGTGTAAAAAAGATGTATTTACTCATCCTCTACTGATGACAGGATAAAAGCGTTGATTGACTCCTCTGGGATCCTCAATACTTTGTTTGATCATCCCTTGTTGAGGTTTATTGTTTTGATCTTCTTGCTTGCAATGAGTCTATCTATCGTGTAGCGCTTGATCTGTAGCTTGTCGCACACCTCCTTTATTTTGTACATTTTTTGCATCTGTTTTCATACATTTGATAAATGTGATCTACTACGTTTTTTGCTTTGCGTAGTCAATCTTTGCTCTTGTATCTTTTTCTAAGCATTTGCATGATTGGTTGTACATCATCACGGAAGTCGTATTGCTTTGCTGGTATCTCTATACGTGGTCTTGGTGGCATACCCGGAGTTCTTGCTCTTGGATAAAAAGCAGCAGCAACCCATACTGCCACCAATACAACAAATAAAAATCTGTATCAATAATAAAGCAATAAGTCTATTGTCATGTGCTATCATGTGATGAAGTAAAAGCAGGATTTTTGTAATACTCTGTCATTTTGCCATCAGTCTTATCCATGATCTCTTGCACTTTTGGGATCTGATGTGCAAACAATCTGGTTTCAGCCATGACACGCTTTGTCGGATCTGTTTTGTCTTTGGTTGGATCAGTCAAATAATACTCCGCAATCGCTCGCTCATTGTTTACAAACTCACATATCCTTTGCAATGGCAACCCATAGATCCCTTTTGTCATGCTCTTGTCTTTGTATGCTAGGCCAAACTTGATGATCTTGTTGAAAACACTGTACTCCGAGTTGGTGAGTCATATCTTTGTAATGTCTACGATGCCGGTGCTGTTTTTCTTGCATCGGGTATATGCCTTGTATAATCAGCTGTACATGTTTGCAGTAAAGCTGGTTTTGAGTAGTGCTGTGCTTTGGTTACAGTATGGACACTTTTGTATTGCTTCGCATTCCTCAAAATTGTCTGATGAGTCATGCTTTTTGATGATCTGTACTTTGATTATATAATCACCACTTGATGTCTGCATTGTCGTATCCCTGCTGGTGCCAGTCATATAATCAAATACAAATGATTTTATTTTCTCAAAGGTTGCTTGTTGCATGGTTGCAAATAAAATATAAAATTATTTGATTTGTAAATTTTCTTTTGTGATCATTTGGCAACCATATAGCTCTGGAGATCAATCAAAATCTTTAATGCCTCCGTTGATCCAAGTTTTGAGTGATGTCTTGTCAATCTTAATGCTCTCGATTTTTTCTTTGAATTGATCAGGTACTTTGCTTTCGTCCACGATCTCCAGTGATGTTGATCTGCGAAACGATAGCTTAAACAATTCGGTTTCTGTTTTCTCCAGTCCTTGTGATTGTAGTGATGATGCGACATATGATTTCAGCCTTTCGATTTTCCTTGCATTTGATTGCTTGATCTTTGATAGTCTTGCAATTTCTGCATCGATCCCATCATTGTCGGTGTCTAGGTTTCTCATGTACTTGCAGATGTTGTTTATCTTATCAGCAAACACCAGTTGCAGCTTTCCAAATTCCAGCTCAAAGTCCATAGGTGGATACAAAATTGTATCTCATTCGCTCTCTCATGCCATTTGCCATTGATCCATCAGATCAATAATTTGTTTGTTGATTTCGTATAGTGCTGCCATGTTATGGTTGTTGTTGGAAGATAAAAGCATCATTGATTTTTTCGTATACATCTTTGCTTGTGATCACATCGCCTATGCAATATGTACTCACCTGATCCACAAATAGATCCCATAGTCATCATTTTCTCGATGATCGATATAGTGGTGCAACCTCTGATCAGTCTATACCTGCTTTTGGATCAGGTAGGCCAAGTGCATTTGCTATTGTTGCCAATCCTGCACTGTTGCCATTCCATCCTGTAAATTTCCAAAGGTTCATGGTATCGTGGATGTAGTTTGGGATCTCGTATCACTTCTTGGCTCTAAAGTCCAATGTCTTTGGTACAGTGACACCGTTTATGATCATGCGCCTTATGATGAAAGGGATGTCGAAGTTTGCTATATTGTGTCAAACAAATACATCGAACACCCCCATGATGTTGCTAAGCTCTACAAGCAATGCGCGCTCATCATCATTGACTATTGCTTTTGTAATAAATGCACCATTCTTGTCGTATGATCCGACAGCTACACATATGATCTTGCCAAATTCGGCATATAATCCCATACGTTCTGGTCAATTGTTTTCGCTGTATCTATCTATCCAAATTTTAGATGCTGTCGTCTTTGCAAAGCTTTCAGCTTCTTCTTGGCTGTTGTAGTCGTAGCAGCCGACGGTTTCGATGTCGATAAAGAGTTTTTTTCATGGTATTGCCATAGTTGTTGTGGTGTTGGATATAAAGATCGGAGCCTGCTTGCTTTGGTTTGGATATAATCCCATCGATGCTTGTCACGCTCTGGTTTAGAAAGGCAAGTCATCAGCAACATCTGCCATTGTAGACTGTGGTGCTGTCGTATCAGGTGTTGTGTCTGTTCTCAAATTGTTGTTTTCATGTACTCCCTCTTGTCGGAAAGGATAAAGCACTTGTTGTGCGTATTGGTGCATGACATACATTTCACTGCTTGATAGCGATAAATTGACTTTGAAATCAATTTTGCGATCATGCATGCCAAGATAGTATCACCCAGTTGCTCGTTGTCATAGGTATAGGCATTTGTCACTCTCACCTTGTTTGTGTAGCAATGATATACTATAGCCTTTGCCATCTTTGGCTTTGTGTTCATCCTTAAACAATGTTTGATCTTTAGATAGGAAGCGCATCAATGTCCCAAGCTCATCGATCGATGATGCGAGGTTGATCCCGAAGTTTGATTTGATGGCGCTCTCAAAGTTGCCAACTGATTTGCCTCATATTGTTTGTGATACCTTTGTATTGGCAAAGTTCAGCATCAGGTATCACTTGTATTGATCGTTTGCGTTTGGATTGTAGTACATTGTAAACATCTTGTGGTCGCCTTTTGCTCCCTTAAATAGTGCGAGTGATCTCATTATCGTTTGCGATTGTGAATAAAAATTGTGTTGTGATGTCTGATTTTTTTTGGTTTGCACATCCAATGTACTGCAAGTGCGCATAATAGGACTGATGCAATCCATCGAACCCAAAAGATTGGCTCTTGGGTACATTCTACAAGTGTTGGTGTCATGGCATAAAATAAAGTAAAAAGCAGGACGATCTAGTCCATCCTGCACCAGTAGTGTGTACGTATATTGTGTTGTTGTAATACATCCATTGCTTGTCACATAGTCATATCATCATTGAATGTATCACACAAAGCAATCCAAGCCTTTTGCAAGTTTCTTTTGCTTGTGCTATAAAATGCCGGCAAGTTGTATCCATCTGTGTCATCTGATCCACTGATCTGTTTATCAGCGACATCGAAAGTAATGCTTGTTTTTGTGTTGGATAGTATTGTTGTCATGTGGTTGTTGGAAGATAAAACAGCAACAATATAGCATTGTGATACAACATTGCAAGGCTTTTTTGTTGTTTTTTAGTGTTTTTTGTTGGTTTTGTTTGACGACTTGCAAAGTTTGTTGTTACTTACTGGCATTTCTTGGTATACAAAAAGTGCAATAAAATTTGACAAATAGCCTATTTGTATGTATAATGTATATACTTTACTTTGTACCAATATAAAATGATTACAAAAATGTATGCACAAGCAAACAGTCTATGGATGGCTTATTTACAATGCAAGGATCTCCACCAAGCAACGAAGATCCTCAAGCAATGGCAATCAAAGATGGATATGATCCATGCCATACAGGATCAAATCATCAATTTATTTACTAACAATCTACAAGATGATGCTACTGAAAGCTATATATGAGAGGTTTTGCTCATGGATCAAGGTGTGTACCAAAACTGATCTGATGATTGCATTGCATAAATTGATCGCATTTTGTTTGCTGGTTATGTATACCATCGATACAAACACTATACACATGATTGCTATCTATATAAAAAAGGCACAGATAGTGTACATATGATTGCGGTTGATATTGTACGGTGATGATTGTATACGCATCGTATGGCAATATGTGCAATCAATCAAACTTGATGTGCCAAAATTTACATCACAGCCAAAGACACCGCTGGTTTCTCGCCTATGGGATTTCCTACAGCAATACGATGGCTTTCCTGTGAAGCAAGCAATCGAGGTGTTTGGCCTCACAACAAGGCAAGTCAAAGCGGTTGGTGATGTCTTAGAGGATGAGGGTATATTGACACGTGGCCATGCCAACGCTAGGATCCTAAACAAAGCCACTCTCCAGTCCTCCGACTGATCCTATAAGCTGATCATGCCAAATGAAGCAAAACTTGCACAGGTACTGGACAAAACCATTGCAAAACCGTAACAAAACCCATACAAAACTATAAGAAAAAGCAGCCCGAGTGGGTTGCTTTTTCTTGTGCATATATCGCAATATGATGATACCTACAGTCAGAGATCGGTGTGTGATCATCGCTTGCTGCTGGTTGTATAATTGTCTTGTGGTTATAGTCAAGGTTATTTGTTGACTCTATACAATCGCACCAAGTATCTATAGTCTTGTGCGGTCATATTGTCGCCATTGGTTACACCACTTGATATAGCTCGTTTGAGTGCAACTCTTTTTTCTTCTTCGTATGCCATTTGCTTGCTATAGATTGCACCATTTGGATCACGTACAAAAAAGTATGTAGGCAAATAGAAAGTTTTGGATTTGATCAATCCCGGCATGTCTTTGACGGTATATATATTGTATGGTGTGCCATCGTAGCTGTCATCGATCTTTAGTATATTGTTTTCGCTTTTTAGCACAGTACAGTGGCCATATGTCCTATCGCCAAAAGCGTTGCCATCAAGCACATTATCTTTGCGGTAGTCTTTGTTGTATGCTGTCGATCAGTCGTAGCAGACGATTGTTTTGTATCCTTTGTTTAGTACATTGAGGTGATCTGGTGACAACATGTTTACCTTAAACGATAGCAGAGGAGTCTTTGGGTATACTGCTTTCAAAAAACTCCTTGTTGCATCCATTCCTTTTGATGCAAAGTTTCCTTTTTTTGTGACATACCCATAGTTCTTTTTGGCAAAATCCCAATACTCTTGTAATAGCGTTAATGGCATTTCATGGTTATCTAATGACAAACCAGTACGAAATGGGTTTATACCAGTACAAAATGAGGACAATTGTCAATCAAGCATAGTACGCTGATTGGCTTTTGGTATGTATGCATCCTCTACTGGCAAGAGGTCAGGGATCCCGATTGCATCACCAAACACATAATCATCATCACTATCACCTATACCTGTGAGTCAGTCTTCTATTTCTATATCAATTGCTGGCATGTTATTTCCAAGAGGATAAATACGAACTGTCAACAGTCCATTGTTTTCTACACAATAGATATATTGCATATGCTATCAATACAATCTTTGTCATTTGTTTTGCAACAAATAAAAAACGCCCCCTATTTGGAGAGCGTATCTTGTCTTGGTACAAGCAAATTATTGAGTACCAACCATATACCTTGTGATGTTGCAAATGATCCTGCCAAAAACTCTAGGCTCTTTTGCATTGCATCTGGGTAATATGCTTGTAGCATGTAGTATACCAAACCCGATATAAGTGATAACATTGCAATGATCCAACCTTTGTCGATTGTAGCATTAAACTTTTTACTGATCCGATTGATGAGGTTTGTAAGGATGTATAGTCATAGTCATGTGAGCATTTCTGCCATGTGTATGTGGTGATAATGTAAAGCTACGCTGTAAGTAGTTGTATATTTTCTTTGTCCTCATCAGTTGCTGTACCAAGTGCAACTTTGAGTTTGATCTCCTGTACTTTGTTTGTGATGATTTCATCTGTTGGGATTGCTTCCACAACAAATACTGTACCTGTTTGCTCTCAATTATCAAATACTGGTCTTTGAGCTACAGAGTATTTTTGCAAGTCGAGATCTTCAGGTAGTGTTGAGTATGTGCCTATCATGGGATTATATAAATAATAAATCAATGTATGATCCTGCTGTACTTACATCTGCACCAGTTGATGTACTACCAGACAATCCATTTGCTCCAGTAGGTGATAGATATGTGCCACCAGTAAATCAAAATCAAATCTTTTTATCAACTGCATTGCTGTTGGCAAAATCCAATCATATTTTTATCGATGTGGCAGCAACTGGTTCTGCATCAAATAGGATCGCTGCATATTCACCAATAATATTTATACCTGATCAATAATTTACGCCATTGAGTGTTATGTCTAATCCATCACTTGCTTGTGTTGCACCAGTACATATCATTTTTACCAATGCTGATGGTGTGTCTTCCTCGTTCGCTCCTGTCATAAGGAAGCAAGAGCATACTTGTGATGATGCACTCACAGTTGTATTGTATGTACCATATTGCAATCCTTTGTAAACAAAAGACTTATTTCCTTCATTGGAGTAAAAGTTTGTAGATCATGTACTCATCTTTGTTGTGGTATTTTTGTATCTTATGAAGCCACCAGTATTGACTGCATCAAATCATGTATCAGTAAATCAGGCACCCGATACACTAAAGATATTTCCAGCAGACTCTAATATAACATTTGATCAGTTCCATCACATTTGTACATCACCACCAAAAGATGTTGTAAACGATGGCGATCCTGCTGCTGAGTATATGTTTGTATATGCCACTGCACCTGTCGATGTAAGATCAAGAGATCAAACGATATGTGTGTCTGTTGTGCCTGTTCTATATGGTGCTGCAAATAAATAACAAGTATTATTGTGTACATATGATCAATAGTATGATGTATTTGACAAAGATCACGTACCTACTACAGTTGCAGCTGTTGCTGTTGCGACAGAAGTAAATACTCACGAACTATTGACGGTCAAAATTCTCACTCATAAAGACACTGTTGCACCATTTTGTTCTCATTGTGCAACCCATATGTCATCATTTACAGCAGCAAGTACACGAGAGCTACGTATGATTGCTCATCATGTAATCACAGTACAAGCATATGTATTTACTGTACCTGTGATTATATTATTGTTTGCATCCATTGGAAATGAGTACAATGTTGTGCCAGATGCAACGATCAAAAATTTATTACCACCAGAAGTTGCAATATATCACTTGTTTGCCAGTATAGCACTTGTCGCATTTGTTGATATATCAATGTCACTTATATCACCTGTCGTATCATTAAACTCAATGCAAGTATTAAATGCTGTATTTCTATATGCTCAATATCTCACAACACCATTGTCTATCTGATTAATGTTTCTTGTGAAATCATATGTAGTGCTGTACAAAGACAATGCGCCAGTTCCTGATACTGTCGATGCACTGTAATCAGCATTCCAGTTTGCACATTGATTGTATCTCTCTGGTATTTGTCACAATCACCAAAATGCTTGGCTATCATCTACGCCATCATTTCGAGCATTGTATTTATTGAGCTGCAACAATCTGACAGTATAGGCATTGTATAGACTATCAATTGTGTCATAAAAACCCGCTGATCATCATGATCAAGCAGAGGAAGTTGCTAGAGCTGGTATTACAATCTCCATGTATATAAATTATATAATAAATTTACGCATAAATTATGCTTTGTATTGGTCAATTTGGTGCTGTATACGTCACTGTAAACAACATTGCATCGCCTTGCTCTTGGATATATATTTTTGGATTTGTGGGATCACTTCGATCAGTCCAATCCAAATCGACAGTTATACTATTTTGATTGTCAACTACTTGTGTCAACTGATTTTGTATGTTATATGTAAATGACAAATCCCTGCTATCCAAACGCTTGAAAAGAGCATCGAGGTCTTGGTTCATATCTTGTAATCTTGTAGCTGCGATCTGATCAGCTACTGATCGGTTTGCTCATACTCTACCGTATTGATATGGCATGGTGTCAAAAAAAATAAATTATCCTATTGTGATAGTGACGTTGACTGTCAAGGTTTCGTTTACGCCCATCGTTTCATTGACGAGTATATGTGATAGTAAGTATCAAGTATTTGCTGTACCACTACCATCTACGATCACACCTATCTCTTGGTATGAGTTGCCTCACACCTCTGCGCTACTCCAAAACTTATCTAAATACGCCACATTATCAATACTAAACCTATCAGAGAACAAGCCCCTGATTGTTTCGTTTCATAGTATTGTATCTGCATTGGTTGGTGGAGTGCTATCATCACCCATTGCAAGATAGTTTGCTTTGAAAGTTGGTGTCACTGTTGTGCCACTTATCAGCAACGCCATTTCATTACGCAAAACATCAGGCACAAGGTTGTGTCATTCTCGGATCTGTATGTGGTTTTTGTATGTACCATCATATGATCTTAATATGTCGGGTATCGATGCATGACATTCCTTTTTTAGCTTTCCATCAGTACCAAGAAAAACACCAACATCTTTGTTGTAATACTCGCCAAGTATAATGGCAAGCAACATATCAGTTGCTTTATACAAGACGTAGTTTGCTTTCATAAGTAAGTTGTCTTTGTTTTGCATGTTATGATGCCTCGCTAAAAGATGCAATGCCGGGTTGTGTTTGGCTCTCTACTGTATCTGGTATGATCCTTATTTCACCCAGTGATATTTTTCCGGTCGACTCATTCAAGACAAACTCAAATCTAATATAGTTACTTGTCGGATCAGCAGTAAATGTAGCAGACATATTTTTGAAATCATGCTTGTCTGTATAGTTTGACATCAGTGTGTGACTGGCAACTGGCACGGTGTCATATCGATTGACGTATTCTTTGATCAATAGGTTTATACCCAATCCACCAGTAGTACCACCAACGAGCAAATTTTCCACCCATCGAGTGACATCATGATCTACTCATGGAGTGATTGGCATCGGATCACTAATTGCCTTGATTGTTTTACCAGCACCCATTGTTGTACCATCAATGTACAACGAGTCACCAACATTGTAATTTGTCGATGCATCAAAACCAACTTCGCCTTGTGCTGATGAGTTAAATTGTGCCGATCGTTTATTGTCACGATTTTCGTTGTTATTTATCACTGGTCAATTGCCATCTGTATGCGGTCTGCTTCAGCTGTTGTATGTGAAGTCTACCCACTTGATAAGCTTGCTTGCAGCTGTGAAAACATTTGTCTGTACTAATGTATTGACTGCATCAGTGATCGATATAGTTTCATCATCGTTTATCACTATGTCTACAAGCTCTTGTATGTCAATCAGTAGGTTGCTTGTACGTTTCAGCAGCAGTTGGAAAAACTCTATCAGCCCAAACATTGTAGAGGCACATTGCACAGCGTATAATGAGATTGCACCTTTTTTGCTTTTGCGGCTGATCTTTTGTATCAAAAAATCCGTATCAATGCCACGTGATGTATCTGTAATATGTATGACTTGTCCAGCTTTCAAACCGCATTGCTCTGTGACAAAATCTGCACTGATTGTAGGGTTGCCATATGCATTGACTTCCGCACGCGCACGTGTACGAGCTTCTTCATATGTGAGTATACTTGTATCAGTTATAAGATTTCAATCAAAAACACCATTGCCACCAGTTAGTGCAAGCATTGCAGCGATACTTGCAGGGTTTGATACACGCACTCTAATTGGTTGATATGGTTTATATCTGCGGCGGAAAACAGATCACTTTGGCAATATGTCATCACTGGCACGCAATACTGTTTTCTCATTGAAGTTGAAAAGATAATCAAACAAAAGTGGATCATCTATATTTTCGATACCTACAGTCTTTTGCTGGAAAATACCAACTTTACCACCTGACACATACGCTCATGGATTGACTGCTATTTGTACATCAAAAGTATTCAACAATGCATTCTGTATAATATATGATCAGTTGTATCAATTCGGTAGTAGATCTGTGATTGCCACCTCATCACCATTGCTGTATCAGTGGCTATTGGATGTGATGGTTGCTATACCAGCAGCCCATGTTGCAGCTGTTATATTCTTATCTTGGTATGCTACATATATCTCCAAATCTTTTGGCTTGTAATCTAAGCGCCATGACTCCACAAGTCCATCATTTTCACTATCTTGCGTATAGTCAAAAAGCATCGGAGCTTCACCACCTCTGACTACTTGTCTATTTTTCAACATCGATATATCAGCACTGATTGACAAGTCATTGTAATTTTTGCTTGTATCATCTAGGTTATATGGTGCTGGCTTTGCATTGTTTGCAAATACATTGATGTCACGATCATAATCGACATACCAAAATATACCTTGTAGCTTTGTGATGTCCTCAAATAGCACACTTGGTTTCTTATACTGCACACGTACGTCAATAAACTTGCGATCGCCTCTGATTGTGTTTTTCAGTGTGATCCCACCTGCTGTTGCTTGTGATATATCGAAGTGCAAATTGCCTGTAGGTATGGCACCAGTACAGACAACTTCTATTTGCAATCGATCTACTGTGGCAAGGTTTACTGTACCAACCACCACATCAGGTCTGATCAGCTTAAAGTTTTCAAAATTCCAGCAGTCCTCATTGATAGCACCTACTCGTATAGACTCCCATTCATAATAGTTTGATGAGTCGTTTCCTACTCTGTATTTGAGTGATGTCACTGATGCACCATATAGCTCTGATGTTTTATGCCACAATCTTACATCAGTCATATTGGATATGTCCACAGTCGCGCCAAGTGTCTTTGTCCATGTTGCTGTACCTGCGCCACTTGTACCTGTTTGCTGTGAGTTTGTACCTTGTATTTTGTCTGTAGTATCATTGGACATTGCTAATCACACACCACCTTGTGATCGTGCAGACTGGAAATCATCAAGCGTTACTTCGTCATCGTTTGCACAAAATTCATATATGCTACGCCCAAATATCTCACGCATGTATTGGTTCTCAAACGTTTCGACAACGACTTGTCTGTTAAACATTGCGATCCAATCACTCACAGTTATGCTATATGCAAACTTTCATGTATGTCAAATCTCCTCATCAGGGTTGCGATCAATAGTACCAGCGAAAACCAAACGCCCAACAAATGTGCCTACTGGATAGGTTGTTGCGAGGTTTGCTGTGAGTGTGATCTCTTTTGTTGTATGATCGATCGATAGTATCGTGACGTATACAGGATCTGATCACTCGAAATCAAGCAACAGTTCTTGGCCATCTTTGTATATCTGGTAGTATTCGTATGTATCATTGACTTTGAGTATTGCTTGTCATGAGTTTGCCTGTGCTACAAGCTCCATATATTCGTATATCTTTATTGTCTGCCCCTCACTAAGTTTGTAATCGTTTACGTCAAAATTACACGTATTGGCGCGGTTGTTTAGTTGCTCGACTATTTTGACACTTCCATACTCCACATATTGTGTCACATCCACCCCTGCACCATAGATACGTAGCATGCCACATATTACAAACTAAAAGGACTCAAATGATGCCATGAGCTTAAACTTTTCCATAAATGTATCACCTATTCTTTCAGCAAATTCGTCATCTGATCAATAAAAATTATTGCCAGATACATATAAATTTACTACCTGTCCTTGTCCACCACCAAGCTGTGATGCAAGGTTTCTTTGCTGTGCTGCATTGAGTACCACTTCACCAGCAGTAAGCATCGCAGGTACCATGTCATTGCCAGCTGGTCACTTCACAACTCCACCTGTAGCATATCATTGCTCGGACATTGTTTTACCACCAAAGTATCACTCACCAGCTATACCACCATGTGCAAGTCTTCCAAGCGTAAGCGTTGGGATCAATGGTATGCTGATGCCTCATATGTTGTTTGCTGCCGAAATAAGTTTATTGAAAGCGTTGATTGCCTTGTTGATAAAGCCCTCGATCACAGCCACTATGCCATTGAAAATGCTTTTTGATACAGCTTCCAATCATGAAAGCATTGTCATAAATCCACCAGCGATCGCATCTTTTGCACCAATAAACAAATCTCTAATCCAATTGACTCAATCTGTAAACGCAATTTTTATGTTTGCTCGTAGTGTTTTTGCAATTCATAATATAGCAGTACCAATAGTTGTCAAAAAATTACGCATCATTGTGAGTCAAAGCTCCCATGCCAACCTTATGTTATCAACAAATCACTGGAAATCACCAGAAAACAAAGCCTTGAAAGCATTGAAAATTGCCATCAAGTATTCGCCATATGTGCCAAATGTATCACTGATCCATTGTCGTGCAGCATCCCATGCCATGGTCAAGCCTTGTGTCATTGTCGATCGTGCATTTGTAATCCATGTGACAAATGGCTCTATCACTCAATAGATATATTCTACTCACGATGTAAATGCAGATTTTATTGTATCCCGATTTGCAATTACCAATCCTGCAAGAGTTGCTAAAATTGCAATCACAATTCAGACTGGTCATGTCATTGCTATCATTGCAACTTTTATTGCTGCAAATCATGCCACAATTGATGGTATTGCTAATCATAAAACACCAATTACACTAACTAATCATGCTAAAGCACCACCAACTCAAATTATCCAAGCTACTATCTCTGGGTTTTCATTTGCCCATGCGGCAAAGGATAATAACAAAGGTTGTACAACTGCAAGCAATTGAGTAAAAGCAGGTGCTAATGCACCGCCGACAGCTTCTTGTAAATCGCCAAAAGTTTCTTTGAAAATCGCGCTTTGTCATTCAACTGTTTTTCAAAATGCAGCAGCTTGTCAACCTACTTTTTCCATCAATGCACCCATGATCTCTTGTTGAGTTGCGGTATCGGACACCTCTATACCATACTCTTTGAGTATCTTTTGGTTACCTGCCAATGCCATTGTGACAACTTTTGTTGCTGATCACATGTCCATTTGTTTTGCAACAGACAAATCAGCAGCAAGTGTTGCCAGCTTTTGTGCCTGTGTTTGATCTTTTGTTACCTGTAGCAATTTTGCATAACTTTCAGCTGCAAGCTCACCACTAATACCTACACTGTTTTGCAAATTATCTCAAAACTTTCTTGCTGCTTGCGAGGCTTCATCAAATGATAAACCAACAGACGACAGGTCTGTATTTTTTATGATTTGATCAACCCTTACCAACTGTGCTTGACTTTCAGCAAATGCATCTACAGCAAGTTTTGCCCCTGCTGTAATACCAGCAAAAGCTACACCTCACGATACAGCCATACTTTGGAAAGTTTCTTTGTTTCTCTCACCAAATTCAGTCATAGTTTGGCCAACTGTTTTGCTCTCCTTTCATAGATCAACCAAACTTTCATTGACAGTATCAATTGTTTTTGTGGCTTTGTCCTCTGCCTCGATCAATATCTTTACTGCATTTACCATGAGAGCATTTGATGATATAAATTATTTATATTTGTGCTTTTTTTGTGCCTTTTTCATCTCTTGCTCTTGGTATGTGTTTTGCTTGCTGATGATCAGGATACAATCATTGTAGAATTGTTGCGGCAATTCCATGATCTCTTTTGGTGTCCATCCGAACCTATCAGCAAGCATCACATAGTTGTATGTTTGTACGTGTTCTTTGACTTCGTGGTTTGCCATGTCTACAGCTTTGCCCATCACAAGCGCATCAAACACTTTGTTTTTAGTTACGACTTTTTTTTTTCTATCATTGTCTGCTCAACCAAAAATTGGAAATCAGCAGCAGGCAACTTTTTGATGATGTCTGTAGTGATTGGAAATACACTGTCGTCATCGTCTTGCAAATTCCACTCAATGATACACTTTTGCAACATTTCCACAGCACCAAGTACTCCCTCGTTACTTTGTGGATTTTGATATACAGACGGGAACTTTGACAATATATCCGTTTGTTCTCCAACTGTCAATCACTGCTTCATTGTCACCTTTGATCATGGCAAACTTGGCAATTCTACAGTGATTGTTTTGATCAGTCAACTAATTTTTACCATCGTATTTTTTACATTACAAGTATAAAGCTATATTTATGCGTAGACAGTACCAGCATTTTTGTTGACAACTTCTACCTCTATTGCCTTGCCTGCACTTTCATCATAGAAAGCTGTTGCTTCTACATTGATTGCATACAATTCATCAGTACCGGTTGCCATTTCGTATGCTTTGAGGATCACTTTGTTAAACTCAAACTTGATGCTGTATACATTGTCGCCTGTATCTGTAGCACTCACGATCTCATCGTTTGTGATTGTTACTATACATGCTTGCTCTCTAAGTCTAAGGTATTTATCACGTTCTGCTACAGTTGTAAAGTACATTGTATATGTCATCATAGCTGTTGCACCTTTTTCACCGATCACAGATGGTGATGCTCTAAGTGATCAATATCTTGCCTCTAAGTTATTTTGATATGTGATCTCTCGGTTTTCGACATTGCTGATTGCAGCTGATGCAGCAGCAGTCAAGTCATCACCAAATTGAAATCTCACATGTCTAAATGCCATCACTTTTGCAGGTGTTGTGTATGATGGTGTTTGTGGTGTCAATTCTACCTTTGCATAGTTGGCCACTGTATAAGTATTGCCAAGTGTTGCAATTTCGATGCTTCTTGCAGCTGTATCGATAGACACGATTGCATCAGTTTCATTTTGTGGAGTTTCATCGTAGATATTTACAACATCAGTCGCAACCAATCCCTCTACAGTATCCAAGAATATATCAACGTTGGATCCAGCAGCAGCATCAGCTCTAAGTTTTGCCATTTGGAAAACTCCATGCGACAATATGTTTACTTCCATGTTTATAATACCATCAGATGCAGACAATACAAAGCTATCTACCATCGCACCAAATGCACGATCTACTTGATACTTTTGTCTGTTGCCTGATGTGTCGGATAGGTTACCCTTTCCTTGCTCAATAGTCATACCCGGCAATGTGTTTGCCATGTTGATCGTGTGTCTAAACACAGATGCATCAGTAAGTGATGATATATCTGCTGATGACATTGATCCAAGTCCACACTTCAAAAAGAAGACACAATCATTTGGATCAAGATCGAAGTTATACACTCCATCTGATGACTCTGTAGTTGCTACAGCGTTGATCGGATTTCGTCTTTGGTTTTGGATTGGATTGTTGTCTAAAATAGTCAATCCCTTGTTTACGTCACCGTCTTTGAAACGGATAAATGTGTTTGGCTTTACAGCAGTTGCGAGCGTTGACTCCAATTTTACTGCAAGATACCCTAATCTAGTTGATGCCATGTGTGCGTTTTTCTAAAGAATAAAAAGCTATTTTCTTGCTCTTTGTTTTTTTGCTCAAAATGTCTGGGTTTCTTCGCCTGCTGCTTCCAAGTTTGTGCCACTATCAAATAGTGCAAAGTTTGGATTGGCAAGTAGTGTTGTTGCTGTGTCATCAGATACATCACGCACCTCTTTAGCAGCAAACGCTTTCATACCAGATACAAACTGCACACTTTCAGAATTGTTTACAATCTTTTTTGACATAATCAATAAATAATATATAAAACTATCTTTGATCCACAGTGGTTGCATCCAGTGCAACAATGACTTCATATGCTGGAAAGCCACGGTTACTACTGAAAACATAATCGACACTACGCACACTCGCAAACGATGCGGTGTTGTATGTGTTTACTCCATCATTATAAGGCAGCAAACAATTGTTTTGTATTGTACCTGCTACTGTATATGGTGCGGTTTCAAATGATGGCAATGCATTATTGTTTTCTATTTTTTCTATACTATCCTTGACTGCATACACTATTGTGGTGTCATCATGCCTTGCTGATCATCCTGATACATACGCTCATGGATCAGATGTTTTTGCTACTGTTATTTCGTCAGCTGATGGCACGCCTGTGACAACATATGTACCATTGTATCCTGCTGGATCAACACCTGTTATTGTTACTGTTTGGCCTGTTTGCAATGTATGGTTTATACTTGTCTGTAATGTTGATACACCAGTTGATCGTGATGCATCGATGATGTTATATGCTGTGCCTTTGTAACTACCAAAATATGTAGACTGGTTGTAAACCAGCACAATCTCTACATTGCATTTTTTCTGATCGTATTGGTTACCTCTTGGTGTATACTCTGTACTTCTTGGCCTTACTATAAGTGCTGGACAATCTCAAAGAGCCACAGTGATTGGATCACCATAGTATATTTTTTTTATATCGGAAAGTGGAGATCATGATTGCTGCACCGAGCTTTCAAGCAGTTGCTTGATTGCTTGCAAGATTTTGTCCATAAATAAGTAAGTAAGTAAACAAAAGGACTAATTGCTTTTGTCTACCAAGATATATATTTATTGACTATGACTGCAAGCCGAAAATACCAATGTCTTTTTGGATCTTTGTTTGGAGTGCTTTTGTGATGAGTGTGTTGGTTTCATTGGACAAATCTATGATTGGCCTCTTTGGCAAGTTTTTTCATCAATCCTGATGATACACAGCGTATGGCGCGTTGTACTCAAATGATCCGAACCTATCATTGATGGTTGTGGTTGTGTCCTCTTGGAGTCTACCAGTCCAGCGCAATACTGATGGTTTGTTTGGCGACTGTTTATAATATCACCGGCGCCTATCTCTTGCAGTGTTAGTGGATGCAGCAAGTGGCTTTCGTTTTGGTCATTTCTCTACGTTGGATCCTTTGGCTGCAAATATGTCATCACTTCTTTTTTTTACTATATCTATTGCAGCAGTATAAAATTCCGATAGCTGTTGCAACTCATCAGCAAAAATGCGCAGGTTTCTTGATAGTTGTCTTTGGCCTTGCACATCTATGGTTAGTTGCATATGTATGTTTGTGCTAAAACTCCGTGTCGTGGGTTATCCAGTTACATATATTTGTCATACCGGTTGATACTACGCCACCTGATGATGATATAGTCACAGTTGTAAACTCTACACCATTGTTGCCAATAAGTCTACCCGCTGGTACGTCTGGAGTGCCAAACAATAAAGCCATGAGTGTGTCTTTGGCTTCCTTGATCTTTTGCTCTCCATTTTCTTTTTGCTCTGTGCCGTCTGGTCAATACTCCGCTATCAATAACAAACCAGCAGCTCGCAATTGCTCTATACCAGCAAGCATGTGATGTGCTGTGGAGTTATTGAAATTGCTATTGCTTACATCAAGTTCTGTTGTATCGTATTTACTTGCTAGAATTGTGATCATAAATCCGTGCGCTTGGTTTTGTGCAAGTTCTATCTGGCTATCAAATATATTCGAGTTACCCTCCAATCAGGCTTCAATACGTACGTTCTGTGTGACTGCGAAATTTGCCATCGTTATTGTTTGCCAAATAAAACTGCAAGTATGCCTACTATAATAAATCAAAACACCAATTTCCAAGCCCAAGAAAACACACTCTCTATTTTCTCTACTCTATTTGATAGCCCGTTGTGATCGATCTTTTTTGCATACTCTTTGTCGATCTCTATTTTATGCTCTTTGACTTTTAAATCAATATATTCTTTTATGGTGCCAAAATTTACAAGCAGCGTTTCTTTTAGTTGGCTGATCAGTCCTATGTTTTCCAAGTGTTGCTTTTGACTCTGATCTGCATGTGATCTCTGATTGTTTTGTATCTGATCAACTTTCTTATCAACCAAATCAATGCTTTTAGCAAGATCAATGTCATTTTTTTCAAGCAATTCTATCCTAGTTTCCACGCTTTTGTTGCCACCCATAAAACATCAATCTATATATAAATCAAACTATGCATCATCAACTACCGCACCAACTATTTTTGCTTTCAATTCATCAAACTTTTTTTTGATATTGTCAGGATGCGATTTTGTCATATCAATTTTTACTCCATTCACAACACATTCTCAATCTTTTTTGACTATCTTTTTTCACTTGATCGGACAATGACATACTACTTGTATGCCATCTGGCAAAATATAGAGATCGCCAACCTTTTGATCTTTTGCCTTTGGTATATCTTTTATATCAGATACATACATATTACACAGGGTTAGAAAATAAATTGTATATAATCAAATCAGATAGTCAGTCGCCGTCAAGGACAAGCAACAAATCTGTATTTTGCAAAACCATTCAATTGGTTCGATATCCTAGATCAGCCCAGAATCAGCCAGACGACACAATAGTTTCTTTTGTTGTGGATATAAGGGAACTATCATATGCAATTCTACTATGTCATTCGACATTGAATTCTGCTGCATCAATTCATGTATTCAATGCAAGATCATTGTTTTGATATAATACGGCAACATTGCCATTGTATCTATCTTGTCAAATCAATTTTATCATTTTGACATTGCCGTTTGCTGCAAGTTGTCATGATATCCCTCGTTTGAATCAAGATCACATTCAAAGATACCCTGTTGCAACACCAACATTGCGGTTGCTTCATAGTTTGACGACTGTCTTCAATCTCCATGTACCACCTGACACATATATTCAAGGATCAGAAGTTCATGATGGGAATTGTATGATACAAGTTCACATAGTTGGAAAATCAATTATTTGTCACAGCATATTGTATTCTATTGGCATCATTCAATCCACTTCAATCCAATCACCAACAGATAATCAAGAGAATGTGCCAGTATATGTTGCCTGCTTTAATGTATCATCCCATGTGACATCAGTGATCACATCGTCGATTGATTGCAAAGATTGTATTTGTTCTTTCTGTTTGAATATACCATGGAAAACCAATGTCACATTATCTGTATCAATAAGATCTTGCGATATTTCTGCAATTGGTGAATATACATGCACTAATATATTGTTTTTAGCATCACCAGATCAAGAAATAAATGTACTTGATGCAATCGTTCATGATAGACTTGCACTATCATAGACATGAATATGTAAGTATGACTGGTCGTCATATAGTTTGAACATACTCTGTCAATTTCAATAGAGCGTCGATAAATCACGCAAATATATGTGCAATGCACACGGTGATCCACTATCTCAAATTTGGAAACATCACATTGTACCTGTGCTGTAAATTGTTGACTTTCATTCAAGCTCTATTTGTGGTGACGATCAGTCTGCATTGTTTGTAAAAGCATAAAAAGGATTGAAAGTTGCAAAATTGTTTTGGTATGTCAAATACATATCTTTGATATACTTTGGCAATCCAACAGTGAAATCATTTCAAACCGACTTTATGAATTGCATATATCACAACAAATCAGTTCACGATGTTTGATATGCTCTAATATAGTAGTTGTTTATATTGTATGCTGCACTATTTACTCATCAAGTCAATGTACTGCCATCGTTACCAATTCGTATATTTCTGATCCCTTGTCCTACACTACTTGCAGCATACAAATCTTCCCAGTCATCATATAGTTTTCAAGAAGGAGTAGCTGTTTTGTATATATAGAAGTCTGGCGAATTTCATCATCAAATCAATGTGTCTATTTCCTGAAAAAGTGCTTGGCTATCGGTTTCCGTTAAATTTGTGAAGTTTGCATTGTCTATGGTTTCTCATATGTTCGATGTTCGTCATCAATTTGTGTTTGTTATGTTTATGAAGCTAAGCCCTGCACTTGATATTTGTCCAGCATTTACTACTTCAAGTGTAGCTCCTGATAAAGAGCTACAATTTACGATCACAAGGTCGTATTCTATAGTTGCATTTCATTCAATTGTGCAATTCTGCAATACAACGGTGCTTCATGCAGGTATCGAAGCAAGAAAATCACCATCAACATCACAACCTGTAAAATCATAGTTTCAAGAAGTTGCAACTGCTGTACTTCATCAAGTGATGCTACAGTTAATGTATTCTCATTGTCAAATAACACAATTTTCAAATCGAGAATTTACTAATTGTCATCAAACTATTTGACTATCTACACAATCAAAGTTTCTCAAAAATACGAAAGGTGCACCTGATGCGTCCACATTATAGAGATTGTTTAGTCCTGTGCCTCAAATTCATGCAAAAGGTCACTCGATCAATCATCAGTCAACAAATCATCATAAACAAGCAAGTATTTTGCCTGTTGGTATTTGTAGGTCGTCTGTCCATATATTCTCAATCACACTTTGTGTGAAATTGTCGCCATAAAAATCAAGATCAGCGATTATGTGTGCTATACCAGTTTGTAAAGTTTCCCCCTTTGCCTTAGTCCACTGCTTGCATGTATGTGTCAAATCATAAAATCATGATCAATAATGGAGTGCAAATTGCTTGTCTTCATTCGGTGTTTGTGTAGCAATCCATGCATTGGCATCATCAGGATTACGGTATAATTTGCCCACTATATCAGCAGGTGCTGATGGGTTTATCACTATCAAATTATCAGGATTGCTTGCACCTAGATATTGTGCAGTATAATATACTGATGTCCTGCGTAGGTTTTTGACTTTGCCTGTCATGGTTGTTTATGAAAGCTAAAATGCTATGGTTCTGGTGTTGGTTCTGGCTCTGGCTCGCCAGTAGGTATAGGTCAAGTCAAATATGTAATTGTTTTTGTATCAAATATAGATCAGTCACCATTTTTATATGTCACTGTCAAACTACCAGTATATGTACTTGGAGATCATGGCACGTTGTCTGGATCATAAAACAATATACCAAGTGCAAGATATTTTTTCTTTGCAGTAGCAGTATAAGGAAATGATGTTACAGTCTGTGCATCATAATATGATCACTGGTCGTGTTCATCTATTTTTACACCAAATATGGCATCACCTGTTTGTGTTATTTCAAATATCAAATCCTCTACATCCAAGTTGCTATCCACAAGCAATCTTGCAATCTCAAATGCACCACCAACACCAAATTGATATGCAATTTGGAAAACATCCTGTGTTTTTTGCAAAAATCAGTAAAAAGACGTTATAGATCAGTTAGTAAACCAATATGTATTTATGTATGGTGCTACTTCATCAACACCACCTCACAAATTTTTCCTCTTTATATTCCTGATTTTATTCATCTTTGTTTATCTTACCAAACAAAACATTTCAAGCACTGTATCAACTGTTCAATGTGTGTAATCCATAGCAACGCGCATATAGTTACCTTGTGCATCGATGATCAAACCATCTTTGTCAACTGCTGCAATAGTAAAGGTTGCCATATCGACATCAAACCACGTTGTACCATCATCTGATACTTGTATCTGAAAATCGCAAGTACCATCACCAGCTGTGACATCTACTTTCAATTCTAGTTGGGTTGCAACATTACGCCCAGAAAAATTGAAAACAGGACTATTTGTTATTCCTGTAGTATCCAACGTGATGTCATACTTTTCCTCGTAAGCTCTAGTGTCCATTTGTGTTTGTGTGATAATATAAAGACATAATACATAAGCACACAAGCAAGTCGCCCTGCCTGTGTAATGTGTGCTATGGTCTTGATACAAGGATATTTACAATGTGATCTGCAGCTGGATCGCCAGAGAAAGTGATAGTTACTTCATCGTCATCAGTTACTTTTGCAGTGACAATTGTTCTTGGAGTACCACCGTTTGTATTTACAGTAGCAACCACGACATCACCGACAGCTGCACCAGCAACTGTAACAACTTCAGTAGCAGATCCACCAGCAGTTGTATGCAACATTGCTTTTTGATATGATGGCACAAATGCTTTGAGTGTACCATCATATTTAAGTATATTTCCAGCAACCGCAGCAGCTCAATTGATGAGTCTACTTATTGATAGCCAGTTTGTGATAAATGGTCGCATAGGCTTTTGGTATTACCAATATAAAACTATTCTTGTGTTGTAGGTGCAACATATCCACCATTTGCATCAAGCAATGCCATGAGGTCATCCCTCTTAGCTCTCTCATCAAATTCTATACCCTTATCAGTCAACTGCTCTATGATCATCTTTTTAGTGATCGTCACTTCATCGCCTTTTGGATCCGAAGTTTGAGCAGCTTCAACAACTGTAGCCTCTGGTAGTTTTTCATCAGCTGGCGGAGTTGGTGCTTTTTTAGTGATGAGTCTGACTGCTTGATTGTCTTTGCTTGTAGCTACAAAAGCATCAGCATCTACAAGATACTTGCTCAAAAAAGCATATCCTGCATGATCAGCTGATATTTCTGTACCTCTTGGTAGTATGTTACCATCCCACTTTACATTTGCGTTTAGAATTTGGTTATTTTTCGCCATCGTAGTTTTTACATTACAAGTATAAAAAATGGAAGCCAACCACTATGATTGGCCTCCGGGTATAGTTATGTCAATACGTCATAGATCAAGTAAGCACATCTTGTGTCAACGATCACTTGGTCGTAGTACATGTTTACTCCGATGATACCAGCAAGGTTGCTTGTTACGCTTTCCTTACCAATGTCATTTTGTCCAAGTTTTCTAACTCTCCAAGATGCTTGGTTTGCAAATGTCCAACCAAGTGTTGTAGACTTCTTGCGAGGTGTAGTTTCGATGTAAGCAACGATTGCAACATCATCCCAAACGTTGGAAAGTGTTTGTGTCGCGCTATCGAGATTGTTTTCGTTTTGCTTTACTTTACCAACAAGGACTTTTTCAAATCCAAGCAATTCACCCATAGCTTGTACCACCATATCTGATGTGATCTTAGCTGCTCATGGGAAGAATTGTCTGATCTGTGGATGGTTCTTTAGTGTAAACAACACTTTCCAAGATAAGATGATTGTATTTGGTGCTTTACCGATAGCATCAAATACAGTAGTTCTTGCAAGTTCGATGTCTGCGAGTGGATCAGATGTGCTGTATTGATCCCATCTATCAGCACCAGACAACGCCACATTTTGTGTGATGATTGCTGGATCTTGGAGTACATCAGCTGTCTTTGCTTCCATATCAAGCATCAACTTTTGTGTGATGTATTCAGTTGTATCCAATTCAGGATCGATAGGCTGTTCAGCATCTCTATAATCTTCCTCAAACAATTCACCAAACAATCCAAAGTCTTCGAGTTTGTACAAACCTGTTTTTTGTACTCTCAAATTTACTTTGTTGTATGATCCATACACACCTCTTGCTGTATCAACAATTCTCAAAGCTTCGTTACCGTATCCATAAACATCGCCTGCAACTTCCTGTACTGGAAATATAGGCAAGATTTTTGTTGCGATAAAGTCCTCTGCATTGTTAAATATACCTGTTGAGTAGTTAGTTAATGGCTTGGATGTATATGCCTGTGATAGTTTCTTTCGTGACATGTGTGTAGCGTATTACAAATATAAAAGATTATAGCCCATCGTATCTAACTGGGAACGGGAACAATTGGATTTCTCCAAGTTCATCAGCTGTAGCAGCTTCCATTGCAATACCAACGATGATATGTGCAGCAGTAGATGATACAATGAGTTTTCCACCAGTTGTAGGTGTAAGGTATGCGCCTTTTGTCCAGTTACCTGCACCAACTCTTGCCAATGCAAAACCACCTTTTTTGACAGCGATGCTATCGCCAGCAGCAGCAGCTTCACCCAAAGTTATACCAAAAGTTTTGTCTGTGTTTGCAGTTGCCTGCTCTACAGTATTTCTAGCTGATGCCAATTTGACAGCAGTATAAGGAAGTAATGCAGCGCCAGCGATAAAGCTTGGCGTTACATCGTGGTGTAGTGCTTCATTCTTTGTCATGTGTGTAATTTACTTACAAATATAAAAGATGTTTATTGTACTTCATCGGTGTCCTCATCGTCCGATCCGATGTTGAGTTCTTTGTATACCTTACGTTGTGCTTCGCTGTACTTCATACCTTTCGATACAAGCTCATTGATCTTAGTAACTGCAACATCACTCTTATCAGCAGTTTCTGAAGTACCGCCACCAAGTTCTGGTGTGATAACAGAAAACTTTACTGATGATATGTTTTTCAATATCTCAAAGAATTTTGCTTGCATGCTATCTGATAATCCAGCAGCAAAGTCAACTACTGCATCCTTGTCTTTAGGCAAGATAACACCTTTTTTTGTTACTTCAGAAAAAGCAAATTCAGACACTTTTTCTTTTGTCTTATTTACTTTTGCCTCGTGTAACAACTTGTTGTGGTTTGTTTGCATAGCTTTCAAAGACTCGTATTCTGATGCCTTGATAGCAACAGTGTCCTTAGCTTCAGATGCTTCGACAACTTCTTCAGCAACGGTTTCATCTCCCTTTGCTTCTTCAGTTTCAGCAGTTTCTTCAGCCTTAGCTTCTTCCTCTTTAGTTTCTTCTACAACTTCTTCAGCTTTCGCTTCTTCAGCTGTTTCTTCCTCGTTAAACTTAGCACATACGGTATCGTACACTGCTTTTGTTTTGAGGTTTGCTTTGTCATCATCTGACATTTCGGCAAAGGCAGCTTCTACTTGTGTAAGTTCATCTTTTGTGATGACTTCCTTAGCGCCAAACTGCTTTGCAAGTTTTAAGAACTTGTTCATGTGTTTGTTTGCATTATACAAATAAATATGGTTTGTTGCGTTGTTACCTTTGTCCTGTTGCTGGTTGGATGCCTCACTACTTTCGTTGGCCTTTATTGGATCCATCATCTTGAAAAAAGGCCTATTCGTGAAAGCGCCACCTATCAACAAATTTGTGATAACTTCGCCGGACTCCTCATCAACTTTTTTCATTATTATCTCGGGTGAAAAATACTTGTAAGCTCACTGTGTCAACAAATCAGCTCACGCTTTTGTCAATTCGAGCTTCGCATATAATCCATCACCAATAATAAACAATTCCTTATACCACGCCAACGCCTTGTGATCGTCTTCGTGGTTCTCATCTACTGCCAACTCGATACCTCTCTTGTTTTCCTCGAAGTTGTTTTTGACATCTACGAGTGTATCAGCTGTGACTTCAATCTCACCATAAGATGGATGATTTCGTTTCCCTATGCGCATGATCTGCACTTCCACCATATCACCTGCTGCAAACTCTTTTTGTTCTGCAAAAGCCGAGAAAAACCAAGCAACATCTGCATTGGCTGTATAGGCTTCCTGATCAGGACTTGATGTGCATCCTCATCCGTTCAATATTTCGACTGATATTTGTGTAATCAAATCTTTTATCTTATCTTGATCCATCTCTTGGATTATATCAGCAAGCATATTGTGTATTATATACTCACGTATGCGACTGATCACATAGGACAAATCCCTTGCATCCAATCACATATCATATATGAGATCCAGTATTTCCTTTGCCTTTTCTTTGGATACCAACACATCATCAGAAAAAAACTGTGCTTGTACATCCTTTGGGATTGGTGTTTTCTTTTTTGCCATCGTTTACAATTTGGTGAGTAAATCATTGTCGATTTCAAAGCTTGCCACATCATCACACTTTTGCATAGCGAGCAACCTCTCCTGTATCTTTTGTCCGAGTTGCATGTATATTTTCATTGCTTCGTCTTTTGGTACTTTCTTTGATCTTGCTGTGGCTTTGATATG